GAACTGTTGACAGCACTCCACGAAAACGGGGTGACCTATCAGGCGATAGCCGACCTTCTGGGGGTCAATTGGCGGACGGTTCATCGGTGGCGGAACGGGCAGACGCATCCCGCCACGGCGGGCCTCGTCAACGTCGCATTGACGGCGATGTTAACCCCTCTTGATGCGCCTTTCTAGGGGGCCAAATTTTTAGAACAAAAACACCACCCCCTAGAAATTTTGAGGCGGGTAGTTATATGCCTGACCCCCCATACCACCCTAAAATGGCGTGTACGGGCCGAATTTCGGGTGGTCAAAAAACCCCTTTATTCCGATTTGAGATGCTTTGTGATACGAGTATTCCGATTCGTGATGCTGTGTTCTACTTTTGTATTTTGGGAATCAATGATAAATCAACACGTTGAACTGTTAAAAATCAACAATCAACACCCTATAGAGAAAGAGTGTTGATTAACAAATGAGTAAAATTCTAACCAGCATCGAGCGAACTGATGGTTCAATAAAATCTGAAACCATAAGGGTGAAGATACTGTGGTGGCCTACCCTGAGGGATGGGGCAAATGTCCAATGGTCGACAGATCCGCCGCACTGCCGCGAGGTGGCCTGTGATGTCCTTGGGGTATGGTCTTCAAGGCGAGTGAAGTTCATCGTCCACGCCGTACTGCCTAATGAGACGTTGCCCCCGATGAACCGTCCGAGTCGGATGTTGTTCGTCAAAGCCATCAAACAAGCGATGGCTGATGAACTAGGGGTCGGGGTCGATGGATGCAATACCGATGTAATTGACTGGGAGGGCAGTGATGCCGAGTGAACAATTCAACAACCCGCCCCGCTTCGCGGATCGCGTGGTTGAATTACGACGAGTGAAAGCAAGCGAACTGAAGCAGAACCCTTTGAACTGGCGTCGACATCCTCAAGCGCAGTCGGCGGCGTTGGAAGGGATGCTTGAAGATGTGGGCTTCGCAGATGCAGTGATTGCGCGAGAAACCCCAGAAGGACTTGAACTTGTCGACGGACATCTTCGTCAAGAGATAATGGGTGACGACCTGATCCCGGTTCTTGTCGTCGACATCGATGAAGATGAAGCGCGTCGTATGCTTGCAACTCTTGATCCGCTATCAGCGATGGCTGAGACAGATGGTGTGATATTGCAGACGCTCTTAGACGCGATAACGGTGGATAATGACGCTGTAAGAGCCATGTTGGAGGATTTAGCCTCCGAACGACTCATTCCATTACCCGAACCGGAAACACCCCCGCAATTCCCGTCATATGACGACGACATATCGACTGACTACTGTTGTCCGCAGTGTGGTTACGAGTGGTCGGGTCAACAGAAGTGAAGTTGCCATACATCATTCCGACGATGTCGGAAGTGCGCGAAACCCCCTGGAACGGGCTAAATGTCGTCAGCACTTTCTCTGGCTGTGGTGGGACGTGTCTCGGTTATAAGATGGCTGGCTATAAAGTTCTGTGGGCGTCAGAGTTCGTTGGCGCGGCGCGCGAAGTCTATGCGCTCAATCACCCCGAAACCCTGCTTGACGAACGAGACATCAGAGGCGTTGAGGGTCGCGACATTCTCAGCGCAATCAAGATGAAGGTCGGGGAAGTCGACGTTCTTGAAGGATCGCCTCCTTGTTCGTCATTCTCGACAGCGGGAAAGATGGAAGAAAGCTGGAATCGGACGAATCGCTACTCTGACACAGTGCAACGCACTGACGACTTGTTCTGGGAGTTTGCCCGTCTCGTGAATCAGATCCAGCCGAAAGTCTTCGTCGCTGAGAATGTATCGGGGTTAGTGCGTGGGGTGTCGAAGGGTTACTTCAAGCAGATTTATCGAATCCTCAAAGATTGCGGCTATCGCATAGATGCCCGCTTGCTCGATGCGAGTTGGCTGGGCGTACCGCAAGCGCGTCGTCGCTTGTTCATTCAAGGAGTGCGCGAAGACTTGAACCGTTCTCCAGTGTTTCCTCACCCTTGGGACTTTCAATATTACGTCAGCGACGTATTGCCGCATATACGCAAAATCAAGCTCGGTGGAGGCAAGCATCGCTGGAGCTTACCGGGGCGACCTTTCTCCACAATCTGTCAGAGCGACTTTCACATCGGCATCAATGCTTCGCTGAGTACAGGTGGGTGGATTCGCACTGATGAAGGACTGCGTCGACTTACGATCCCCGAAGTGAAGTTGCTTTGCTCGTTTCCCGACGACTTCCAGCTTCTGGGTAAGTTCGACTTGCAGTGGGAGCGTCTTGGGCGCGCTGTCCCGCCTCTGATGGCGAAAGCTATCGCTGACACGTTGAGGGAGTCATTGTTCGATGGATCGATTTAACCTTCGACAGACTGTTGATGTCCTGATCCGGGATCAGTGCCCGCAGGACGTGCGTGTCTGCGTAGCGGCAGGAGGCATTGATTCAGCGGCACTGGTCATGGCTTGCCTCGATGTCGGCATCAAGCCGACTGTCGCTTCGTTCACATTAGCGGATCGGGAGTCGAGCGACTTTCAGCAAGGGCGCAGATTAGCAGAATGGGCGAAGCTCGACTTCGTGCCTGTGTATCTGTCGAAAGCGGCAGACGACATCGAGCGCGACATTTGGTCTGGCATCACACGTTTTGGCTGGCGCACGAAAGCTGGCATCGAGACGGGATACCCATTGATGGAACTCATGCGACAGCTATCGTCGAAGAATCAATCAGTGGTAATGACAGGACACTCTTGCGATGGTCATTTCTGCTTGTCGAAACGCGGGATGATTCATTCGCGTCATACGAAAGAATCCTTTCAAGCGTTTCGGAGCACATACTTCAACAAGAAGCAGACAGAGTGGCGCATGCTTCGCAATCTCGCCCGCTTTCATGACATGACTTACATCGGCCCGTATTGGGAGCGTACCTTCTTCGACTTGTTCGCTGATTCATGCTGGGAAGACGTTAATCGCCCGCGTCAGAAAGAGCCTATCCGAGCGGCGTTCCCAGAGCTTGATCCGCTACGTCTTGGGAACCATCGCAATTATCAGCTTGGAGATTCGGGGATCGCAGAGATTGTAGGTGATACGATGCGGCGGAGATACGCGCCGACAGCGAAGTCTCCCGTCACTGCCTATAATCTACTTATCAAGCACTATGAAAAAGAACGCTCAAAGCGTCAGGGAGGAAAGATATGACAGCACAAGATACGGGCTACGCGGCAGACCATTGGGCTTTCGACGAAGAAGTCGCGCGGGTGTTCGACGACATGCTGAGTCGTTCGATCCCGCACTATCTGTCTATGCGCGATGCAGTGACGAATCTTGGCGAACGCTTCATCACGAAGGACAGTTCTGTCATTGACATCGGCACGAGTCGCGGCGAGCAGATTGCCCGCTTCATCGGGGAGGGCGTCAAGCAGTCGAAAGCGGATCTGACTGATGCTTACTACATGGGGCTGGAAATCTCTGATCCGATGTTGGAGGCGGCTTCGCGTCGCTTCGACGGAATGGACAATATCGAGATTGTGAAGCATGACTTGCGAGACGGTATCACGCTCCCAGAGAGTAACCACGTCACGCTTATCACAGCGGTGCTGACGATGATGTTCGTACCTGTCGACACCCGTCTGAAGTTGCTGTCAGACATCTATGAACTCTTGAGCGTTGGCGGCGCGTTCATCATGGTCGAGAAGATGCTTGGAGAAGGATCAGCAATCGATGAACTGCTTGTCGGTGAATACTATCGACACAAAGCAGAGATGGGTTACAGCACAGACGACATCGAGCGGAAGCGTCTATCGCTTCAAGGTGTTCTTGTACCTTCTCAGCCGTCGACCCATGTCGACAACTTGAAGACCCTTGGCTTCCGACACGTCGACTGCTTCTGGCGTTGGATGAACTTCGCAGGATTCATCGCTATCAAATAATCAACACGTCAACAGCAATCAACGCTGAGAATCAACAGTTAACGGGGTTTATAGCCTGCATGAGACGCGATTTAAACGGGTCTAAATCTTGAAAAGGTATGTCAGCCCGCCTCGTGTTGCGAATTAGGTGACGGGTGATAATCTAAGTTAACCCGATCCGCGATTTTCGTCCTAGGTAAGTTTTTGCTGATCCGGAAAAATCTAATGACAAGGAGTCCTCTTTGATGTCGACATATGTAGCACCTACAAAAGTAGTAGCGAGCGATCCTAGGTAGTTCGTTGACTGAAATGAGCGACATACGAGAGGAGCTTGCTCTCGCTAGGGAGGAGATTGCAAATTTACGAGTTAAGTCGACAACGACCCTTTCTGGGACAGAATTCCTCACCCTCCTGATGCTAGGCCCAGTGGTAGCGGCCTTCGTCATACTCGGTATAATCATCGTGTGGAAGACAACTTCGAACCCGGATCAGGTGGCTCCCCATCTGGACATCATTCTGGTGGCGTATGCGATTTTTGCAACGCCAACTACGGCTGGTCTGGCCGCGATTACAGGCCGGTTTAACAAGGAGGAAAAATGATATTCAAACTTGGCCCGAAGACCATCAGTATCCCATCAGCGCGTTTGCCCCAGCTTGGACTGCCGTATTTACGGCTACTGACTGCGATCCACATCCCGATCCCGAAGATGATTAGAGTTGGAGGATTCCGTGCCGCACTTATGTCTCTCGTATTGGTGGCTGGAGGGTTTGGTGCCGCCTTTGCTCTGGTTATGCACGGCACGTCTGATGTACCAACGTGGCCTACGCCGGGGGCAGTCTATGCGCTACCCAATATCAACGGTCAACGACTCGCGCCCGACGAAACTTCGCCCATGGAGGCGTCGCAAACCCTCCAGATAAATTTGGCCTCTGGGGTTCGTCTAAGTAACTTGACCTTGAACAATCTCGACCTCGGAAAGGCGGGGCTGACGGACTGCGTTGCGATCCAGCGGACGACCAATACGACGGGCTGGCTCTATGTCGACAACTGGGTTATGACGAACGTCTCAGCACCATCGTTAGATTTTGCGAATGTGGAGACAGCGAATCTGGTTCTCAGTGCTTATACTGACGGACATGCGATGGATGCGACCATCGACTCAACCATCACCGATATGAACATCATCAGCACCCGTGGAAGCGGCGTCTTTACCGCTCAAGATTCAGTGGTGGACAGAGTGATTATCGAGATGCACGGAGATGCCATCATTGGCACTCTTACAATGACGGATGTAGCATGTTCAGTTGGCGGCTTCAATGTCGACTACGTTAAGGCTGGAGCCATCACGATGGATGCCACTTCAAAATTTGGTGATGGTGATGGTATAAATACGGCAGATTTCACTATAAATTCTACGGTTAAAGCCCGAACCATTACCGATAACCTCGTGGATACGCCGATAACGGTTAAATAAGCGACGAAATATGGCAAAGACTCGCAACAATCGAATCGTGCCACAATTATCTGTCAAGAAACTTGAAACGATAGATAAGCAAAAGCAAGCTCTTGAACTGCGTTTGGCTGGGCGCACTTGGCAAGAAATTGCTGACGCGCTTGGCTATGCTTCGACAGGCGGGGCAGTTGCCGCTGTCAAAACCGTACTGTCTCGCTCAGATGCAGACTATGGAGACAGCTTCCGAACTTTGACACTAGAACGATTGACAAAGATTCTGCAAACTTATTGGCCTGCAATGCTTCGTGGGGATCAAGCATCTGCGTCAGTTTGTCTGAAGACTATCAAAGACATGCGAGACGTAACGGGCGTTGATATGCCTGCCCGTATGGAGCATAGCGGCCCCGAAGGAAGCCCGATTCAGCATCAGGTGGTAACACTCGACGTTGGCGACATTGAAGACGCACTCACAACCTTACGCGATGCTGGGGCAATCAGGGTGGAAACGAATGGACACTCTGACACTGCCCTGGACGCACTATATCCCGCACAAGCCGACATCTAAGCAACTCGCTTTCCTGTTACTCGATAACTCTGAAGCGTTGTATGGCGGGGCGGCTGGCGGCGGGAAGTCTGACGCGCTATTGATGGCGGCGTTGCAGTATGTTGACGATCCGCAATATTCTGCATTGCTTCTTCGTCGATCCTATGCGGATCTAGCTTTACCAGGCGCACTTATGGATCGGGCAAAAGAATGGCTGATGCCCACAGATGCACGATGGAAAGAGTCGTCGAAGACGTGGACATTCCCCAGCGGCGCGACGTTGTCCTTCGGCTACCTTGAGCATATGGGCGACGAGTATCGCTACCAATCGACAGAGTTCGCCTTCATCGGCTTCGACGAGCTAACACAATTTGAGGAGAAGCAGTACCGATATATGTTCTCGCGTCTGCGACGACTAGCTGATTCGTC